TATCCATCACTCACCCAAGATCATGTCAGCAATATCTTCAATCGACTTTTCAAAGTCACCATACTCTGCGGCATGGTCTTGAAGGATGCTAACTAGATCAGCCTTCTTAACCGGATCAAGAGGAACCTGTGTTACCGGAGGGGTTGACGATGCAGTTTCACCTGTGTCGCCACCACCAGAACCACCTGCGCTGGGAGCAGGCTTGCTCTCTGGGTTAAGCGGAACCTGAATCATAGCCTTTTCAAGCTCTTCAATCTGCTGCTCATGCCATAGAGCTGCGGCTTCATGCTGCTTGGCCATGTTCTCGTTCCAAGACTTCATCTTGTCATGATGTGATTTCATCATTTCAACATTGTCATATGGTAGATTAATGATCATTTTTATCTCCTTATTACTTCTTGCTTCTGGGATGACCCTTCGGCAAAAGATCGTTATCTGTAGTATAGTTCGGATTTGACGGTCTTCCGTTGCGGAGGAGATAGAGGTAAGCATTAACTCTAGCCATTGCCCACTGACCTCTTGTCATACCCGGACGGTGCGAAGTTGAGAAAGCCCCAGCCCCACGCCTATAAACTGCCTTCAGTGCCGACAGTGTAGCACGCTTAGATGCAGCATCATGCTTTTTATTATGATTCTCCATCTTAGTCTTAAGAGAATTTGTCACAGCCTCTGAGAAGTTGACAGAAGAACCAGACTGAGCCGACCCCCTTCGGTTCCGTCTAGAACCACTTCTCCTCTCAGAAGGCTTAGCCGGTGTCTTGCGAGGGTCGTTGCGCCCCGGACGACCGTATGTGACTTTACTCACATCGTCATCCTCGTCTGCTGAAGGGTCAACGTACCCTTTAGGGATTACAGCAAGACGGCAATAACCACCGGGTTCAATAGGGGCAGAAATAATCCTGCACACCTTTTCTGATTCATGCAAAGCGCAGTTAGCGCACTTAACACCAATCTCTCTATTATCGTTTTCTTCTGCTGAAGTGTAACCAACCCATACACCTTCATCATCGGTGTCAAATTTTCCATATTTTTGAGTGATTGCAATCAGCGCATTAGCAAACATTCTTTCTTCTGGGTCAAGCATTTCAAGAAAATCATGCCCATGACCTTCTTCTTCCTCATCATCGGGAGGGGTGTTGACCTCGTTGTCATGCATCTCTTTAAGAATGTCAGCAAGAATTTCGTAATTATCTGTTGGGTCTGGCAAAAACTCTTCGTATGACCAGACCTCTTCAGCAAGAAGGATTTCGTTTAAGAAATCATACTCTGTATCATCGTAAGATTTACCTGTAAATCCTGAAGCATAGGCTGCTCTTTCCTGAGCGCGAGCTTTATTTTTTGCTTCTCTCATTCCAGGCGTGTCACCTTCTGTATAAGTGTAACATTTGCCGGAATCTCCAAATCTAAAACCGGGCTTTCCGCCCTCTGAGCACCTTTCGACTGGCATAGTATTCCAATTTTATCAGATTATTGGTAAATAGTATAGAGGTCGTCACGATTCCAGCGTTGAACTGGAATTTTTACGTCACCGTAGTACCAATATGCTTCTTCTGAAGAATAGTAGATTCTAGCATATGCTTGCATTGCACCTTCATCGTAAACAGAACATTTAGGGTTAGGGTCTAAATACAAGGCTTTAAAATGATAAGGATCATTTTCATAATGAATAGCATTGACCAATTGAAGTTTTGAATTGCAATAAGGGCATCTTTTTTCTGGATAAGGAAAATCCTTAATCACCTTCCCCATTATCATCTTCTAAATCCTCCTCTTCATCCTGATCGTAAATAGATGGATGGTCTTCCATAATTTTCTCTGCAATTTTGCTTTGGAGCATCATTGCGATTAGATCATCCAGTCTATCACGCGCAATCTCAATGCCGTCCATTAAACAGTTTACTTCATCTATTTTGATAAAGTAATCATCTGCTGGAGCAATCATACTATAGGCCGGTACAAAACCGTCTTCAAAAGGGACTGCTTTAATTAATAGTCCTATTGTATCAAGTTCTTCGATTCCTTCATCGCCATCATAAGGAACAATTCTCATCAGATAGCCTCTCTGTTGTTTGCAACAAAAGCATTCATTGTTTCAGGGACATAAGCAGTAGCTAGTCTTTCAACAACTTCTGCGTATTCTCTAATTTCTTTTTGTGCGTTGTCATCGTTCCGTAATGAAACAAAGTTTAGAAGGCTTCTTAAATTCACTGTCCAGATAAACTCTGTGTACTGACCAACTGGCAAGACACTTCTAGCAATCTCTTTTGCAATGCCAGAATCAATCATTTCGTAATAAACAGACTCTGCTTGACGATAAACTGATTCAAGTGTTTCTGTAACATAATCGTAAACTGCTGGGTCATCAATCTTTTCAAATGTATAGTGACCAGGTTTACCTACTTGTTTGCGAATAGAGTCTTCTGCTGGGTAGAAGAAGTCAATATTTTGCGGAACATGGTAACGCATACTCATTTCATTAAATGACGACCACCTATGTCTGAACCACTCCCTAGCCACAAAGATTGGACACTTAATGTAAAATTTAAAGACAACATGCTCAAACGGTGTGGCGTGTTTATGTTGCATTAAGAAGTTGATCAAACCTTTACCACGCTCGTCCATTTCGGTTTGGTAAGATGCAAAACTAACTCTTGCTGAGTTTACAATATCAACGTCGGAACCAAAGCAGTCAAGCAATTTAACGCTACCTGCGTTCAGCACTGGAATCACTCTATTATCTGTCATGAAGGTGATGCTACCACAGCCTGCAAATCTCGGTGGGGCGGAACTCTAAAATATTTCTTTCAGAAATTGACACATGCCCAGATCCGCTGTGCTAGGGTCTCCGTTAGACTGGTTATACAAGTTAGAGGGTGTACCGGTTAAATTTCTATTTATCTAACTAGGTGGTAATATATAACTATGCAAATCATCGCGATTGTAGAGTCTGACGATTGTGGACCAGCAGCTGTATTAGACTCTGATTTTATTTCGATTATGAAGTGCGACGGATTTTATCTCGGCGCAACAAGATGTGTCTTTCGAGGCACACCGGTTACTTGTGAACTCTCTGAAGAAGATGCCCAAAAATTAATTAGCAAAGGTGTCAACTGTATTGAAATTGAGAGTTATACTAAGTAGTTAGGTCTTATGAAGAAAATAAGCTGGTTCACACCCAGCAGCGTAGATGAGTCTGGCGAGTCATGGTACAGCCAGGGGTATTCTAACGCTGCTCTAAACACTATCCGTGCTCTACAGGATAGTGATGTTGCTGTATATTACAACAGGCGGTCTATTCCGTTTCATGTAAATTTCTGTCAGCCTGTTTACTATCAAACTGGTAGAAGTTATACAGTAGGTTACACTCCGTGGGAAAGTACAAAGGTTCCTCCGAGTTGGTTTCAGCCTATGTCAGAATGTGATGAGATTTGGGCAACGTCTAACTTTGTAAAAGAAGTCTATGTAAAGAATAATCTTCATTACAATATTCAAGTAATACCACATGGTATCTCAGAAGATTATGCAGTGATCGACAGAGAATTGACAGGTAAATTTAACTTCTTACATGTTGGTGGTGACTCTAAGCGTAAAAACGTTCAAATGGTTGTCGATGCTTTTATTGAATTGTATGAAGGTGACTTAGACTACCAGTTGGTTCTTAAGTATAACGGTTATTGTGATGCTGATGTTTATATGAACGGTAAAATTGTTCCGGCACACAACCATCCTCAGATTTACGCTATGCCTCAATCTTTAACAAATGAGCAAATGATTCAGTTGTATCATGCTTGTCATTGTTTAGTTTATCCAACAAGTGGTGAAGGTTTTGGTATGATCCCCTTTGAAGCTATTGCTACTGGTATGCCCAGTATTGTGACTAATCTTACTGGTACTGCTGACTTTGCTAAGATGTCAATTCCACTTGATGCTGAGTGGGGTGAAGCGCCATTGCAAAGCCATTTGTATGGCTGTGATGGTGGAGACTGGGCAGTGCCCAGTTATGATAGCTTGTGTGATTTGATGACTCATGTTGTAAATGAATACGATGAGTTCAAAAAATATACTTTGCAATCCGCAAGAATTCTTCACGAACAGCAGTCGTGGTCCGCCGTTGCTGATATGATCATCGCACGGTTGGAAAATTTCGAAAATTCTTTCTAATCTTCCCTAGTACCGTTTCTTTATTGAGCATCTAATGCTTGATATCATAGTTCTCTATCACTATTTAGGAGGCTACATTGGAGAATGTTATTACACCCGAGTTTGTTGCTCGGTATACAGATAAGACCCCGCCTTGGGGTTTCAACGGTATGGGGGAGATTGTTTACCGCCGTACTTATTCAAGAGACTTGGAGGCTCTTGGTCGTAAGGAATATTGGTTTGAGACTATTGCTAGAGCAATCAATGGTGCTCAAGAAATTGGTGCTGATTACACCAAAGAAGAAGCAGAACGCTTGTTTGATTATATCTTTAACTTGAAAGGTATTTTTGCAGGTCGTGCTTTGTGGCAATTGGGTACACCTCTTGTTCGCAAGATGAGTGGTGTTTCTTTAGTTAATTGCTGGATGACCACTATTTCAAAAGTTGAAGATTTTCAGTTTTTGATGGATCACCTTATGGTCGGTGGTGGAGTTGGTTTCTCTGTTGAGAGAGCCGTTGTCCACGATCTACCTAAGGTTCGTGAGGTTGAGGGTGTTGTTCATGAGAGAACAAATGACGCAGATTTTATTGTTCCTGATTCTCGTCAAGGCTGGTCTGCTCTTCTTGGAAAAGTGCTTGAGAGTTATTTTCATACGGGAGAGTCTTTCACTTACAGCACGGTATTGATTAGAGGGTTTGGTGCTCCGCTTAAGACTTTTGGTGGCACTGCTTCTGGTCCTGAGGTTTTGATTGAAGGGATTGCTGATATCTGCAAGATTCTTGATGAGCGTTCCGGTAAGAAGGTTCGTTCTGTTGATGCTTTGGATATCTGCAATATTATTGGTAAAATTGTTGTAGCGGGTTCTGCTCGTCGTTCGGCACAGATTGCTATTGGTGATCCGGATGACTTTTTGTATCTGCGTGCAAAGAATTGGTCTAAGGGTGACATTCCTGCATGGCGTGGTAACTCAAACAACTCAATCTTTGCTGACTCATACGATGAAATTATTGATGAGTTCTGGAAGGGGTACGATGGCACAGGTGAGCCTTACGGACTTATTAATCGTCAGCTTATTCGCAAGACTGGTCGGACGGGTGAAAAAGTCAATGACAGCAAAGTAATTGGTACAAACCCATGCGGTGAGATCGGTCTTGAAGATGGTGAGCCTTGCAATCTTGCAGAAATTTTCTTGCCTAATATTGAAAGCAAAGAAGAGTTGATGGATCTTAGTCGTCTACTGTATAAGACGCAGAAGGCTATTACGACACTCTCATATCCTTATCCTAAGTCACAGGCCGTTATTGCTCGCAACCGTCGTCTGGGTCAGGGCATCACTGGCTGGATGCAGTCAACGGAAGAGCAGTTGTCTTGGATTTCTGATTGCTACGAGCAACTGCGAGAGTACGATAAGGAATGGTCAGCGGAGAAGGGTATTAACAAGTCAATTAAGTTGACAACTGTAAAGCCTTCTGGAACCTTGAGTTTGCTTGCCGGTGTTACTCCAGGTATTCATCCTGCTTATTCTCAGTACTATATCCGTAGAGTTCGCATGGGAAGTAGCGATCCTCTTGTGAATTACTGTCGTGATAAGGGTTATGACGTTCAGTATGATGTTGGTCTTGATGGTAAAGAAAACCACACTGTTTGTGTTGTTTCATTCCCATGCGAAACTCCTGAGCACGCTGTGCTCGCTAAAGACTTGAAGGCCGTCGATCAGTTGGAGTGGGTTGCTAAGGCTCAGGCTGCTTGGGCTGACAACAATGTTTCTGTGACTGTTTATTATCATAAGGAGGAGTTGCCTGAGATTCAAGAATGGATGAAGAAGAATTATAAAGATCGCTTGAAATCGGTTTCGTTCCTTTTGCACAGTGATCACGGTTTTGCTCTTGCTCCGTATGAGGAGATTTCAAAAGAAGAGTACACTCGTCTTAAAGGCAAGATTAAAGAAATTACTTTTGTTGATGAGATCAACGAGTATGCTCTTGAAGATCTTGAGTGTGAAGGTGGAGCTTGCCCGATTAGATAATTACAGTTAAGCACTAACTGGCAAAAAGCGTATCAAACCGGTACGCTTTTTGTCGTTATCTGATGCTTTTGAACATCATGTGGTGTAGAATGTCTAAGATGATTGACGATTATGTAAAGCGTAAAGAACTTTATGTCCCTGAGAGGGCGTATGGTGTCTGTATTTGGATCATGCCTGATGGTAAGCCGCTGTCGGATGGCGATGGTGTGTTGTGTGCAGAGGGCATCATGAATGATAAAAATATTGAAAAGCAAGTTGCTCAGGCTGCTAAGTATTGGACTGGCAGCGAAGAAGGTTATGCAACTTGGGTAGGCGGAGCCAGAAAGGTTACTGCCTCTGAAAAAGATGATCAAGCAGAGCGTCTTGCTGCTGGGCTGAATCCAGATCCTTATGAAGATGTTATTGAGGCTGCTGTTCGTAAAGAACTTAATAGGAGAAGATAATGAAGGGTGAAATGATTCATATGGAAGATACTGAGTCTGAAGAATTTATTGATGATGTAAATTACTTTCAGACAATGAAAAAGGTTGAATCTTCCGACCCGTTCAAGAAAGTAAAGTATACCTCTTTGTCATCACGCATGAAGCGCAAGGCTACCCGTCTTGCAAAAAAGTATGATGGCGTTGAAGGCACTGGCGCTAAATATATCGATCCGGAGGAACTTGACGGTTACTCATTGTATGATGTTGTAACTCCTCCTTATGATTTAGAAACGCTTGCTGATCTTTATGATTCTAGTGCAATTCACAATGCTGCTATAAATGCTAGAGTTATGAACACGGTTGGGTTGGGCTACACTTTCCCTGAGACCCTAAAGTCTAAAAGAAGGCTTGAAAAGGCTCAAGGAAATTCTGAAAGACTCGCCAGAGTCAGAAAAGCTATTCAAGACACCCGACAGGATCTGGAGCAAAAGTTCGAGGATTTCAATGAAGAAGAAACGTTTATTGAAACAATTACTAGAGTATGGCTTGACGTACTTACTACCGGTAATGGTTATATGGAAATCGGTAGAACTAATTCTGGCGAGATCGGCTATATTGGACATATCCCAGCGACTTTGATGAGAATTCGTCGTCATCGTGACGGGTATGTGCAAATAGCTAAGAGCAACAAGATTCAAGCCGTGTACTTTAGAAACTTTCAAGACACGGAAACAGAAGATCCGATTAATTCAGATCCTAATCCAAACGAAGTAATTCACTTTAAGACTTATTCACCAAATAATACTTATTATGGTATTCCGTCAAGCGTTTCTGCTGCTGCGGCTATTATTGGTGATAAGTTTGCTAAAGAGTATAATATTGATTACTTTGAAAACAAGGCTATTCCACGCTATGCAATTATTGTTAAGGGTGCAAAACTTAGCAATCGTTCAAAGCAGGAATTGGTCAACTACTTCCGTCAGGAGGTGAAGGGCAGAAATCACGGAACACTTATTGTTCCTTTGCCAGCATCTCTTGGTGGTGATACCGATATCAAGTTTGAGAAACTTGAGGCAGGTATTCAAGATGCATCATTTGACAAGTACCGCAAGTCAAACCGGGATGAGATTCTTGTTGCTAATAGGGTTCCCGCCCCGAAGGTAGGTGTTTATGACAATGCTAACCTTGCGGTTTCTAGAGATGCTGACAAGACGTTCAAGACTCAGGTTATTGGTCCGGATCAATCTGTTATTGAGAAGAAACTTAACCGACTTATTGCTGAGTTCACAGATTTGGTTTCTATCAAGTTTGAACGTATTGATTTGGTCGATGAGGATATTCAGTCTAGGATTCATGACAGGTATTTGCGTACCGAGGTTATTACGCCGAATGAAGTCCGTAGTGATTTGAATATGCCGGAAAGGATTGATGGCGATGTTCCTTTGCCTTTCCCAACAAAACTTAAGAAGGAGCAGGGTGGTGGTGGACCCGGTGCTCCTGCTGGCAATCAAAACAATCAGTCTGCTGTTCCACGGAAGGCTAGGTCTGATACGCCAGAAGGGTCTACTGACCCAAGAACTACTGGTGACCAAGCTGAGCGAGGTCAAAATCAAGATACAGGAGGAGATACATAATGAGTGAAGGACATATTGTCTATTCGAACACAA